TCAGGTGACTACCTGATGACCACGGTTGACACAATCATGAACTCTTCCATTGCCGTAGTTGACGCCCGACCGGGCAACGCTTCTTACGGTGGGCAAGACATACCAACATACGATTTGACTGTGGCTATCGCAGTCAAACGAAACTAGAAAGGTCAGAAATGGCAACAACAACATTCCTTAGCAATGCAACGATCAACATCACGCAGGGCGCAACTACTTACGACTTGAGTGACCAAGCAAACGCTTGCACAATCACTGTCGGTCAGGACTCGCTTGAAGCAACAGCATTTGGTGACACTGGCCATCGCTTTGTTGGTGGTCTTCAGACGGTAGAAGTTTCAATTGACTTCTTCTTGTCTTACGGTGGTTCAGGTGCAACGTCTGAAGTTGAAACAGCACTTGCAGCAATGGTCGGCCAAGGCACAACGACACTCACCATTAGCCCATCTGGAACGACAGAGTCTGCAAGCAATCCAGAGTATGTAATAAGTAATGCCATGCTGGAATCCTTCACACCCATCAATTCAACTGTTTCAGAATTGGCCACTTGCACGGCTGTCTGGACAGGTGGCACATGGGTACGAGACATCACCTGATCTAAGGAACGAGGGAAACAATGAAAATCCAACTACGCATCACGCCCAACGAAGGCGAACCATACGAACTAGAAACAAACCTGTTCGTCATTGTCGCTTGGGAACGCAAGTTCAAACAAAAAGCCTCAACGCTCGCTAACGGCATCGGCATCGAAGACCTTGCGTTCATGGCCTACGAATGCTGCAAACAGCAAAACATTCCAGTGCCAGTTTCATTTGACGAATACATCAAGAAAGTCAATGCCGTAGAAGTAGTTGGTCAAGAAGACCCAAAAGCCACCGAAGCAACAGTTACCGAAGAGCCTTAGCAGAGGTACTTGTTGCGACAGGGTTTTACCCCCCACAAATAGAATTCGAGATTGACGATCTAACAACAGTCATTGAGATTTTGAACAACCAGCAGAAAGCACAACGGAAATGACAGCATCAGCGTCTATTGAAATGACAGGTCTGAAAGAAGCCATCCGTTCGCTGAACAAGGTTGAGCCGGGGCTTCGTAAAGAGTTCACTAAGAACGCCAACGAAATTGCCCAACCTGCTATTCGTGAGGTTCAGCAAGGCTACGCCCGAATCCCGTTGTCGGGTATGGCTCGCAACTGGACAGACAAATCAGGACGCAAAATCTTTCCGTTCTCGGTGGCTAAAGCACAATCTGGAGTCAAGTTGAAAGTCGATGCTGCAAGAGAAGCAGTCAGCCTGATCTACATCACACAGACCTACGTGGGCGCTGCCGTCTTCGAGGCTGCAGGGCGTAGCAACCCCAACACCCTAGGAGACTCTCTAGGGCCACTCAAACCCAACCAGACGAGAGTTCTTGGGCCTTCTGTATTTAGGAAGCGTGGCGAGATTGAAAAGGCTTTACAGCGCCTCTCAATGGATGCCATTCAGCGAGTCCAGAAAGAACTGAACTAATGGCACTTGCAATCCCCATCATCTCAACCTTCGACGGTGGAGGTGTTTCCAAGGCAATCAACGAATTCAAAAACCTTGAAGGCGCTGGCAAGAAAGCCCAGTTTGCTATCAAGAAAGCAGCCGTTCCTGCAGCTGCAGCCTTGGCTGGTTTAGCCGTCGTTTTAGGCGACGCAGTGTCAGGCGCTATTGAAGACGCAGCAGCCCAAGACCTGCTCGCTAACAGCCTAAGAAAGACCACTGGCGCAAATGATGCACAGATAGCAAGCGTCGAAGACTGGATCACGGCGCAAGGTCAACTGCTCGGAATCTCGGACGACCAATTGAGGCCGACTTTGAATCGACTCGCCAGGGCAACTGGTTCAGTTACTACGGCGCAAGAGTTGGCAACTCAAGCCATGGACATTGCAGCAGCCACCGGCAAACCACTAGAGACCGTCGTAGGAGCACTGGAAAAAGCCTATGGTGGCAACCTTGCAGCCCTAGGCAAACTTGCTCCTGAGTATCGTCAGATGATCAAGGACGGCTCAACCTTTGAAGACGTCATGTACGCACTTGCTCAGACCACTGGAGGCGCTGCAGCAGATGCAGCCGAAACCACAGCAGGCAAGTTTGCTCGACTGAAACTTGGTTTTGACGAAACAAAAGAATCTATTGGTGCAGCGTTATTGCCAGCCGTCGAAAAAGTCTTGCCTTACCTTCAGAAGTTTGCAACCTGGGCGCAAGACAACCCCCAAACATTTATGATCATCGCTGGCGCTTTAGCAGCGATTGCAGCGTCTATTGTCGCTATAAACATTGCTATGGCATTGAACCCAATAGGGCTAATCGTTATTGGCGTGATTGCGCTCATTGCTGGTCTTGCTATTGCATACAAAAAGTTTGAAGGTTTCCGAAACATTGTGGACGGCGTATTTGGCGCTATCAAATGGTGGATTACTAATGTTGTCATTCCACAGTTCAACCTGATGCTCACAGTGTTCAAAACCATTTTCAATGGCATCGCAGCCGTCTGGAATAACACCATCGGCAAGTTTTCTTTCACTGTGCCGTCGTGGGTGCCCGGTATCGGTGGCAAAGGTTTTGCTATGCCTGACATTCCGATGCTCGCTAATGGTGGCATTGTTACAGGCCCGACGCTGGCGATGATTGGTGAAGGCCGTGGCCCAGAGGCTGTCATTCCGTTAGACCGTATGGGTGAGTTTGGCATGGGTGGTGGCACAACTGTCAACATCAACGTCAACGGTGGAGACCCAAACGCAGTTGTTGCGGCGCTACGCACCTACATGAGGCAAAACGGCTCTGTGCCGATTAGAACAAACAACGCTTTCTGATGCCTAAGAATTACAAAGTCGAGTATTCAACTACAGCCAACACTGGCACATGGGTTGAGTTAGATGATGTGCAGGACATCTCGTTCAGCATTGGCAGGCAATTCATGCTTGACCAATACAGCGCCTCCACAGGGTCGCTAACCATTCGCTACCCGACTGGATACGCAACACCTAACACGGCAATGGTGCCCGATACTTATGTGCGTATTTGGGGGCCAAACACCACTGATGGCAACTATGCGATGTATCACGGAATCATCAAAGATGTGAGCGTCACCTATGGCATTCCTTATGCAGGTGGTGTTGGCAATGCTGACTATCTGAATGTGACCCTTGAAGGTGGTTTTGCTCAGGCTTCTCGAATGTCAGGTCAAAACTATGCAATGCCTGCAGGCGACTTTTATACGCAATGCAACACGGCAAGCACCCAAACAGGTTTGAGTATTGGCATTAGTGCCACTACACCCCAGATGGCTGCTTCAACAGTGTCGGGCACTTGGGGCGACTGGATCAACGCTTCGCTGGTAACTATCAATGGTCGAATGTCTGATTGCACTGGATACAGCTCCATAAATCTCAGTGGGCCTTTCAACGCTCGTACTTGCACAGTGAACTTTTCCGATGTGGCTAATAACGCTACAAATCAGGTGTATGACCAGGCAGATTTTGGTGCATTGTCAGACAACTTCTACACACAAATAACGGTTGACCCTGCCGACTATGCAGGTCAGACCGTCACCAATGTGGGCGCTACTGTTCCGTACCGTACTTACACGGTGAACACGTTGTCGGCTTCTGCCGGTCAAGCCCTCGACCAAGCCAACTTTCTGTTGAGTCAGTACGGCACACAAAAGTTTGCTTTGACCAGTGTTTCTTGTTTGGCTGAGGCCCAAAGTTCTTTCCAAATGGATTACATGGGGCTTACAACTTTTGGTTTTATGATCGGCGCAAGGGTCTCGGTCACTTTCCGTGGCACTGTGTACTACTCAATTATCGAGGGTGTAAGGGTGACGGCTACGCCCGAGTCAAGCCGTTACACCTTTTACCTGTCGGGCGCTGACCTAAACAACTACCTCATTCTCAATGACACGGTGTTCGGCACGCTCGATTACAACAGATTAGGATACTAAACATGGCTACACCTACTAACCTTCCAGCAAGTTTCACTACTGGGGCTGTGCTTACGGCAGCGCAAATGAATGACCTGCGTGGTGCGTTTCGTATTCTGCAAGTCGTTAGTGGTTCAACTACTACAGTAACTAGTTCAACTTCTACGACCTTTATTGATAGTGGCATAACTGCAACTATTACGCCTCAATCCTCGTCTAGTAAAATACTTGTGGGAGTTGCAGAGCACATTTATTGTTCAACAGCAAACACCGAAGCAAGTGTTCAACTTGTGCGAGGTTCGACGGCTCTTCAAGTTTTCGGGTCAATTCTTTTGAGCACGGCAGGTTCTATCACAGGGACATTTTCAACATTGGCTTTGGATAGTCCCGCAACTACTTCTGCAACGACTTACAAAACTCAATTTATGAGGCAAGCAGGGACAGGTATTGTTTATGGTGCAGGCACTAACGGTTGGACAAGCACAATTATTTTGATGGAGGTTTCAGCGTGATTACGCCACCAATGGTTGAACTATTACTAAACGCAGGTTTTGACTCAGGATGGGCTTTGTCAGGTGACACGCTCATTCTGTGGGAACACGACCAAGACCCACCTGCACCACTTACACGACCAGAGGTAACAGATGAAACGCCTAGCCCTGATTAGCCTGCTTGCCATCACCCTCAGCAGCTGCTCAGACCGTACACGAGTGAACTGCGAACGCATCAAAAACAAAGCACCCGGTGTAGTAACCACAGTGCAAGTTGGTGGTGGTCGCTGTGGCTAGAAGGCGATACACCAACGACGAAATTAAAGCCCGACTAATACTGATCGTGGGCATCACATTGTCTGTCACATTCCTGGCCTCCACAGGGGCTCTGCTGTTTGGATTGCTATTTGTCGTACAGCCTTTAGAGGTCAGTGAAAATGATAAATCTGCCTGGGCGCTCTTATCCCCAATGATGCTCTTTCTCTCAGGGGCGCTCTCATCCTTACTCGCTTCGAACGGCTTGAAGGCTCCAGCCAAACAACCACCAAAGGACACAGAATGACCCTCAACCTCACACCCTCACAGAAGGCTCTCCTAGCCTCCTACGGACGCTCACTGCTCGCCAGTGCTGTCGCTACATACACAGCGACACAAAGCCCCACAGCGACGCTTAACGCAGTATGGGCTGCAGCCATTCCGACAGCAATGCGATACTTCAATCCAGCAGACAAGGCTTTCGGTCGTGCCTCGTAAATACCCCTACTACCCTGTGACCACACCCGGCACAGGCAAACTGCTAGGCACCGAGAAGTTCATGCAGTTGTGCCTACGGCGCTACCCCTCATTTACCAATCTGGGCACCTGGGTAGTGCGCAACATGCGAGGCAAAAAAACCTTGTCTGTGCACAGCCTCGGCGTAGCAGGTGACGTGGGCTATCCCAAGACCAGAGCAGGCAGAGCACAGGCTAAAGAACTGTGGGATTGGCTGATTCAGCACTCAGAAGCCCTAGGACTGTGCGAACTGCACGACTACGCCTATGGGGACTTCGGAAGAGGATGGCGCTGTTCTAGAGGCGAAGGGCAAAAAGGGGTCGTTGTCTATAAAAACGAAAAAGAATCTGCAGGTTCAATCGGGGGCGCATGGCTTCACTTTGAACTTGAAATGGACTTGGCAAAAGACGCTAAAGCGCTCGAAGCAGCATGGCGAGCGTTGCCAAAACCCAACTCAGACAAGGCATAGCCAACTCTGACAGGCTCTAGGCGTGGCGTGTTTCCCTCCTACGCCTAGGGTCGCATTCGCCACCTAGCCACATAAATGGGTAATACTTGACCAAACCCAAATCTGATAGTTCAGGCCATAGGCCACCCGGC